TGTCTGGAAACTGGGTTGGTAAGTTATCTTACTCCTCCGCTAGGTCGGTCGGGGGGGGATCCCCAGCGCCTTCGGCTGGGGAGCCCCTACCCCCCCTACCCTCCCGCTCTGGAGCGCTTGAACCGGAACTCTAACTCGGTTGTAGGCAGACCCAAGTCTTTGATTATTCACGGAGAGACGAGACTTGGCAAGACGCTTTGGGCTCGCAGCCTAGGCGAGCACATATACTGTTGCCTGCAGTTCAATGTGGATGACGTCAGGGCTAAATTGGAGGTGGCGAAGTACGCAGTCTTCGACGACATGCAAGGAGGGTTCAAGTACTTCCCGTCATACAAGGGGTGGCTTGGAGCACAAAAATCCTTCACAGTGACGGACAAGTACAAGGGGAAGACTACGATTGAGTGGGGCAGGCCCACTATTTGGGTGATGAATGAGTCACCGTCATCATGCACGGATGTGGACTACGAGTGGCTGATGGGAAATTGCTTTATTGTGCACGTAGGGCATGCTATCTTTCATGCCAGTACATAGTAGCCTGAGGATTAAAAGACAACTTGTGAATGTCGTCATTCAACTGGCAGGCAAACATGTCGAAAACATAAACATCGCCCATACCAGAGCGTCCGAGTGCAGCGAAACTGCTCACATCCTTCTCCACAGTGCCGCGTTCCTCGTCGTCGTAGGTAAAATTCTTGTTAAAGGGCATCCACTGCTTGAAGCTGTAGAACCGACCGCGGTCGTTGCCTGACTGAAGGTGACGCGTTTTATCGTAGTGGAGCTTGACGCGGTTGGTGTCAACCTTGGCGTTGAACACGTTACTCCAATCGGAGGGCGCAACTCCCTGAAAAATCAACCTTTCCAAACCATTTCGGATAACGGCAGGTGGGTCTCCACTCAACTCAACAATGGCGCGAGGGTACCCATTGGATGTCTCAACATTTGAAACAACATTTGGAACTTCAGCGGCGAGACCTTTGACCTCGAATATGATACGACGCCACTTCCAGGCAGCGCCGGAGGACGTCATGAGATCGGCCTGTTCCTTCACACCGCGCCAGTAGACCTGTTGGGCATTGCGAGACGCCTCGGTTTCCACATCGGGGTAAGACGCCAAGGCCGTAGGACGCCACAAAAGGAATGACACACGGTCACTCCCCATGACCTTCGAACCCGTGGTGGGGCTCAGACCCTGATAATTAAAATTGACCGGGGGAGCAGCGTTGCGCTTCTTCTTCGAGGAGATGTTGAGGATAGTGCGACGGCTCATTCTTCGTCGTCGGAACAGTCCCCGTAAAGTTCGTCTAGTTTTAGCGTAAGTCTTTCGACGGCCGCGGTAAGACCGACGAGAGCGACGAGGTGCGCGTCTTCGTGAGACACGGTAGGGCATTGTGACGCGTCTGAGACAGGATTGCACTTAGTGCAACAAAGGTGGCGCGCGTGATCCACAAAGTGGAGACAAGTCTTATTGCAGTGCGCGTCGGCGGTGTGATCGTATTGAGACATGTTGAGAAGAGGAGGAAGTTTGTTGGGCGGAACGGAAAAACGTGAGAGCGGGAGGGGTTATATATAGGCGTGGGTGTCAGTGTCAATGACACTTGAGGATAATATTACTGAACCTCAAGTGTCACCCTCCTTCGGATTATGTCAGCCTTCATCTTTCGCAGCCGCTATGCCCTGCTCACCTACGCCCAGTGTGGAGACCTTGACCCATGGTCAGTCAGCAACCTTCTGTCGGAGGTACCAGCTGAGTGTATCATTGGCCGAGAAGATCATGCTGATGGAGGAGTTCATCTCCATGTATTCGTTGACTTCGGCACTCGATTCTGCACAAAAGACCCACGACGATTTGATGTGGACGGCCATCACCCGAACATTCAACCTTGCGGTCGGACACCAGCAAAGATGTATGACTATGCTATCAAGGATGGCGATGTCGTCGCAGGGGGACTCGACAGACCAGGTGGAGACGATGTGGCTGGGGTTTGTTCACAGTGGGATCGAATTGTGGATGCACAGGATGCTGAGGAATTTTGGGACTTGGTCAGAACACTGGCTCCAAGAGTGCTCGTCACCAACTTCAACAGTCTGCGGAGCTACTGCGAGTGGCGTTATAGACCCACAGTGGCTGATTACATCACCCCACCCGGAATTGTGTTCGACCTATCAGGAGTGGAGGAGCTCGGCGAATTCGTACGCGAGAGTCTGTCTGGAAACTGGGTTGGTAAGTTATCTTACTCCTCCGCTAGGTCGGTCGGGGGGGGATCCCCAGCGCCTTCGGCTGGGGAGCCCCTACCCCCCCTACCCTCCCGCTCTGGAGCGCTTGA